ACATGTCCTGGGCGCACTGCAGCTCATCAAACGGATCGCGGAACAGACTGAAGGCTTTGCGGGTATTTGGTTGCAAGGTCTGTTTAGGCAGTAACATAGGTTCGTCCTCCCCGGACGGCTCTTTTTTAAGGGCCGGATCTGCCGTGTTGGCGCACGGCAGATCCACTTCTTCAAAGGCGTTGGCGATATCGGCATCGTTGGCGCCGGATTCGGTCAGGAACACACGAATGCGCCCCTGCAGTTCGTCGCAGTCCAGACTGCGCGGCCAGTGGCCGTGGTTCAGCAGCTGAGCCACCGTGGCGCCACTGAGACTCAGCGACTCGGCCAAGGCCGATTGAGGGCGGCCCACCCCCTGTAAAATTTGCTTTAGCTTCAACATCACTCACCTCCAACCGCAGCCAACACCAGGCTGAACGGCTTGCGCATGACCTCAACAGGTCGTTTCAGCTCAGCCTCAATGGCATCAAGCCGCTCTTGTGGAATTCCCTCCGGGTACTTCTGTTGCAGCCAGCTGAAGCTTTCGGCCGACCAGAGATTGGCCAGGCGCGGTTGCAGCCATTTCGCTGCCTCGACATGGGTCAACAGTGCGTGCTCCACGGTCGGAGCATTGACGTTTAGCGATGTACCGCGACGTGGCAAATACGACGGAAGCACGGTGTCATTGACGTGTTTATGCGGATCGATCAGGCCACCGAACGGAACCGCCTTGGCCTTGCGAGCAGCTTCGGCGTCGGCTTGATTGGTGGTGCCGGTAGCGAGCTGTTCCAACACCTTGCGCGATACCTGAGCCGGGGTTTCGGCGTGGCTCTTGTATTGCTCACCAATCGTTGCCGAGGTTTCGGCAAAGCCGAACTCGTCCATCTCGATTCGCTCGATGACGTGATAGTTTTCGCGACCGTCTTCACCGACCAGGACTGCGATTGCCGCATCCTTGTCGCGCCAGCAGTTGCGGGTGATCAACAGTTTTTCACCGACCATTACGCCCGGTACCGAGCAGACATCGAACTGAGCGCCACGGAACGAAACACGCAGCAGGTTGCTGACCTTGCGGTACTCCGGCGTACTGACCGCCAGCTCCCGGCAGACCTCAATGCTCGGAGCCAAGCGCAACTGCTCCTGCTTGATCAACTGCCAGACCCCATACCGGGTGCGGCGAGTCCGGGTATGGATCGAGGTGGCGTTGTAGTAACGCATCCACTGGCCCGCCCAGTTGTTGATCTGCTCCAGGCTGTTGGCCGCCTGAAACTTCAACGCACTCTCAAACTCACGTTCAACAATGTTGTGCGCCTGCTCAACCTGACCTTTAGCTCGTGCATTACCGACCTGATTAATGATCAGGTCGATGGACATGGCGCGGCAGAGGTTGCGGAAAATGCCGCTGGTCATCGCCGCGCCGGGGTCGGTCATCAGCATCCACGGCACACCATGAAACGGATCTGACTCGTGGCGTTTTTGCATCGCGTTGATCAACACGTTGCAGAGGTTCTCGGCCGACTCAGCGCCCAGCACGTACTCCAGGTACAAGGTGCCGCTGGTGTGATCGGTGATCACATACCGCCATAGCCGCTGGCGCTCGATCTTTTTCAAGTTCCCCGGCTTGCCGTCATAGAACTCGGCCTTATTCATCACCCGCGCTCCATCGTCAGCGAGGTAGAACTGCGTGGAGATCGACGCGTCCACTTGCCAAACATGGTTGGGGTGATTGCTGGCCAGCGACACCGCAGGTGCGTCATGCAGCAGCTGTTCCGGGTGCAACTTGTAACTCTGAAGTGCCCGACTGATAGCGCCGCTGGTCAATGGGCGAAACAAGCCAGTGGCTTCATCCACCCGACCAGCCGCAATCAAACCATTGCTGCGCAGCCGTTCAACTGCGCGCTCAATAGTGGACAACTGTTTGTTGTTGGCGCGGATCGACTCCAGAAGTACGGCTGAGATCAAGCGTGCTTCTCCCAGCGGCAAGGCACTATTACCTGCATCGCTGCGACGTTTACGCGGCTTGGCCACTCGGACCTCCTTCAGCTTGCGCTGAAGTGTTTGAAGGGAGACACCCAGTTCAGCCGCGCCCGCCTTGTAGACGGCTGTACGCTGACCGTGCGGTGCGTTGTCGGCGCGCAGGGCGATCTGCGCCAGTTGCTGGGTCTGTACTGGGTTCATGAATTAAGCCTCTGCCTGACTCAGCCATATTGGGGTGTCGCCCTGGTGTTCGGGCAGGTGAAACTCGCTGCGCACCGATGCCAAGGTGATTTCAAGTTGGTGAATCAGGGCGGCTTTAAAGGTGCGATGGTCTTCACCACTTTCTGCGGCGTGCGCCTCCAGCTTGGTGAAGCCTTCGCGCAACGAACCCGAGATGTTGGCTTCGGCCTCATATGCGATGGCCGCGACTTCCTGGCGTAGTTCTTTCGCGACCTCATCGGTAGGCATCGATTGAATGCGTTTGCGGGTTTTCGCCAGCTCCTGCTTGGTCTTATCCAGCTCGGCGGTTTTCTTCGCCATGACTTCGCTTTGCGCTTCGTAGTCGGCGTTGGTCTCGTCAAGGCGCTGGGTCAGCTCTTCTTTTTCCTTGGCGTGCTTGGCGATGATCTCTTCGGCCAGATCAATGAATGCGTCTTTGTCGCCGGTCTTGGCAACCTCAATCAGTGCGGCCTGGTGGTCTTCCGGCAGGCGACGGTACTGACGCATTTCACGGTAGCCGATGCCCATGCGGGACATGGACTCCAGAGCTTCTTCGCCGAATGCACGCAGGTTTTGAAGGTCGACATCAACCTTATCTTTGGATGATCCAAGCAGCTCGCAAAACTCTTCCCATGTTCCAGAAAATGCCGAACCGTCCGGCATGCTTTTGCCAGCCAATGCACGGTACAGCTTGTTTTCTTTCACATAGGCTAGTTTTGAAAGCCGAACCGTTCGGCAAAAATTGCCAAAGGCATCAGCCATCTGAGCTTGCCCGAGAAGCTGATTTAGTAGATCGCGCTCCTCGCTGTGCGAAGAGACAATTGTTGCCATCAAATTCTGATCAGCCGTCAGCGCTTCTCCGTCCAGTGCAGGCAGTTCGATAGCAGGTGTTGCGTCCAGTTTTGTACGCGCCATGGTGTTCTCCTTAGTTCGTCGAGCCAGCAGATATGCGCTGGTTAATTTCCTGCATACGGTTGGTCAGGCGGGCCATATGCTCGGCATGGGCCTGGGCGATCTGCAGCATTCCCACTGAGTGAGCGAAGCGACCGTTGTCCAGTTTCACCACCAAACCTTCTTCAACCAGCGTCTGCATGGCGCGGCTGATATTGCTCGGGCTGTCCTGGGTGAGTTGGGCCAGCTCTGTGTTGCTGAGGCCGGTCACGGTGTGGCCTTTCAAGGCCTTAAGAGCGCGCAATACCCGTGCAGCGGCAGAGACGGTACGGCTCATGGCTGCCCCTCCAGTTCGAGTTGTGGTTGTTGGGTTTGGCTGACATTGCCCCGGTGCCAAGCAAGCCCCTCCATTGCCGCCTGAATGGCAGCAAGGGTTTCATCGGCTTCGCAATTGTTGGCATAGAAGGCCAACAGCTTTCCGGTCGCGGTGGTCAGCATTTCCTGCAGGGCTTGTGTGTCCTGTGCGGTGCACTTGCGACCTGTTGGCACTGCAATGGTCAGACGCCCCGAGCTAGCGGCGATCCAGCGGGTGACAAAGTCGCAGCCGCAGGCCCGTTCATAAGGAAGGATAAAATTGGCCGGCATGCGACCCGTTTGCAGCCACTTGTAAACTGACCAATGATCAGTGACCCCCATCTCATCGGCGATACGCTCGACACCTTTGTTGTGGGCTTCCTTTGCGAAGTCCTTGCACAGCTCCATTGCATGGCGCAGGGAGGTCGGTTGGGCGTTCTTCCAGCGACGACGGTTCATTGGAAAGCCCTCGGCGGAACCATTTCCAAACAATTCCCGCGTTTGCAACTAGGCAAAAGGATTACTCCAGGCGCAATCTTTTCGGGTACATTCGCCGACATGGATACGAGATATGACCGACCGAACTGAAAGGCTGGAAGCGCAGGTGAATGCTCTGGCACAAGGCTGGTTACGCCTTGTTGCGATGCTTGAGGTTGAAGGACTGATAGCACCTGAGCGCATTGATCAGGTTTTGCGACCCATCCGCTGGCCGGGGCAACCGATAGAAAGCGAGGCGACAAAGACAGTGTCCTGGCTGTGCGATCAGTTGGCCGGAGCGCGAGAAGCTCGCCGTTCAAGGTAGCCATCACGCTGCCAACGCCATTGAAGGTTTGAGACCGAGCTTCACCGCAATATCATGAGCCTTGCCGTAGTTGGCTTTGGCTTGGCCATTGAGGACGCGATACACCTCGTTCCGGGTGTAACCGTTTTCGATAGCCCATTGAGTGAACGTTTTGCCGACACGACGGAAGTTTTCTTTCACCTGGTCGGCGGTTAGGGCTTTGGCATGGGTGGCCATAGTGGTGGCTCCTGTGATGCAAAGATAATTGGGTTATGTGGTAATCATGATGGTATCCAAAAGGATACCTGTCAAGTGGTGATGTATGCTTTTGAGTATCGGCGAGCGCCTTAGAGAGGAGCGAGAGCGGCTGGGTTACAGCCAATCTGCGATTGGGGCTGTCGGGGGAGTCAGGAAGCTTGCTCAACTGAAGTACGAACAGGGCGAAAGGTATCCGGGGGCGGACTACCTTGCTGCGCTCGCAAAGATCGGTGCAGATACGCTTTATATCGTTACTGGAGAGCGATCTGCGGGGTCACTCACTGCGGCCGAAGTAGAGCTGCTTGAGAAGTTCAGATCCGCACCTTTAGCGGTCAAGGCGGCCGCTCTTGCTGCTGTCACTGCTGGCTCTATCCCCGTGAAACAAACGTTCCATGGGGCCGTGGGCCAATCGGTTGCTGGCAATGTCACAAACAAAGCAGGTGTGACCTTCAATTTTGGGGATGTGAAATCCAAGGAGTAACCCATGAGCCAGGACTTTCATGGTGATGTGGGCCAAGCGGCGGCTGGCGATATCAACAATTACGGCATCAATATCAATCTCGCCGACAAAACCGAGACACGAGGTTTGGTATCAGCTCAGCGAAAGGAGCTGCATCAGTTGCGCGCAAAGTGTGAGGAACTAGGTGATGACCCGCGCGATGTTTGGCGTCGGGTTCATGCTCAGCTTGGGGTCACTACGATTAGCGAAATCACCGCCGAGCAGTTCGTAAATGCACGAGGCGTGTTGCAAGCAAGGTTGGAGTATCTGCAAGAAGAGGCTGATAAACGCAGGTTGGTCGGCAAGGTATTGCGGGTCGTCGCTGAAAAAGATGCCAAAGCTGAGATGAACAATTTTTGCGAGTTAACTTTCGGCCGTACTCAGCTAAACAACCTTCAAAAAACACAGCTACAAATGACACTAGAGTTCGTCCAGGGCTTCGTGCCAGGTCGACAGGAAACACCATTGATTCCCGAGGTTAGCAAGCTGGC